TTGCCAAAGTTACAGTAACTATACCACTAACAACATCAGTGATAATTGTAGACGCTATTGTTACATTTGTAATTGGTATTGCACTTGAATTATCCTTAGTAAATAATTTACAATTACCAATTCCTTGTGGAGTATTAATTATATCAACACTATTAATAGATTGAGATGCTTGACTAATGTTTGCAATTAGAGATCCACTATCTACAATCTGTTTTGTTTCAACATCCTGTAAAACTAATTTTGGAGGGGTTGTATAATTTGTGCCACCATTTTTAACATTAATTGCTACTATTTTATCTGAGTTCTTTGTGCTAATAACTGGTGATAACCTTGCTATCGGAGTTAAAGTTTTATCTGATGCATACTCAAATCCAATATTTAAAATATCGGTATTTTCGATCTTATTACTGGTTGTTGATGATGGTAATAATTTAGCATTTATCCCCTGAGTAGAAGCAACACTGACAAATTTTGGTAAAGATTTATATCCTGAACCTCCAGATATTAAATTAACTCTATTAATAGCACCATTATCATTTCTTGATGTTGTAGTGTACTTTAATACGCTAGTATCTAATATTTGATAAGATAATGTTTCTGGTTTTGACTTTAATCTTATATCAAAATCAGTGGTTCCTACACTTACAACTGAATAATCCTTGTTGTAGTCACTCTCTACATATGAGATCTTAGATCCATTTAAAACATCAATATCTGATGTGCTGATAAATCCAGATTTTTCAACATTATAGAATAAATTTAAAGGATTATTAGTTGAATAATTTAAAGTTAGAGTAGCTGTTGGTGTCACTCCAATTGTTCCTGAAGTAGAAACTGTATTTACAGTCGTTTTGCCCGTAGAAACAAAATCATTACTGAAATCTTCGTCTTGATATATTTTAAAATCAAAATCAGATAATGAAGAATCTGATATGTCGAATACTAAATTATTATCTCTAACGACATTTATCGGTGGATTAATTAATGATAACTGATGTTCAGAACCTCCAATTGATACAATACTTACGATATTGGGTGGAATTTGTTTTGCATCATAAAATGTTTCTGCTAATTTTATATTATTATCATCTACTCTGTAAATAAAATATCCACCAGTTTCAAGTCCAGCAGCGATAGTATCAGTTGAATCATAATATACTTTATCTCCAGTTTTAAATTCATGAGAATTTAAAGTTATTGTATTATTAGATGTGTTAATTCCTGCTGAAGTAAATCCTACCTGATTTATAAGTAAACTTTCAATTAAATGATTATATTTAATTCTAACCTTAGTAGAGGTTCCAATACCCACAGATTGATCAGAAGCAATGTCTAAGGTAACTATATCTCCGACAGATAAATTATGTGATGTTGTTAAAGTTACTTTTGAATTTATTCTTTCTACATTTCCAGTAATTTTGTTGAAATTAGATTCAAATCTGTATTTAAAATAATCATCACCATTTGTTCTAAAGAATAAACCATTGGTAGAAGTTATTAAACCAACTTGAGTTACGATTCCAATGTAGTTTGGAGATTTATTGATTGCAAATAAATTTTGACTTGTACCTGTGGATGGTAAGTTAAATGATTGATTTGCTGCTCCATCTCTTGATACTTCAAGAACACTATTTCCATCTGTCTGGAATGTTATTTGTTGTCCTGTTTTAAATGGGTGATTTGGTAAGTAAATACTTTGTGCTGGAACTGATACAACGCTTGTAGTATCACCAACAGAAACATTAATCGCTGATGTAATACCAACTGTAGTTGCAATACCAACAGCTTGTTTAGGATTAAAATATACTACATCGTCTACTTTTGAATTTAAGAAATTAGAATTAAATGATATATCAAAGAAACTAGGAATTAACTTAACCTCAGATGAGAGTGTATGTGCTGTTCCAGTGACACCTCTTTGAACCCTCAATATATTTCTATCATTAAATTTATTTAAAACTAGTAATTTTTCAGTTCCAATTCCAATACTACTTCCGACAGAAATTAAATCTGATGTTTTATATACAAATATATCAGTAACGATTCCTGCAACTGAGTTTGATGGTAATTGTTTGTATAAAATAGTACTCTCGGTTGAAATTCCAGATATATTGTGATTACCAATTAGAGAAACACCAGATGCTGATTTAATATCTGTTGATAGTCCAGATATTTCAAGATTATTTCCAACTTCTAACTGATGAGTATCTGAAACAAATACTGAGATTGTGCTTGGATTTTTTCTTATAAAAGTAAGACCTTCAAGTTTTTCATAAGATGTTGCAATATCAGATATTGGTTTACCTTCTAATTTACTTACAAAAGCACTAACACCATCACCACTCGTATTACTATTATCAAATACTACATTATCATTTACCTTATATCCTTCACCAGATTTTAAAATATCTAATGAATCAATAGAACCTTGACTTACAGATGTGACTCTTGTTGTTTGTGATAATATTTCATTTGATTCAATAATGAAATCGTTATTTGCAAATGAATCTGATAATTTGTATGGAAATGTATTTCTAACTAACTTTGAATCATTAAAATTAAATGATTGATCTATTGTTAAGAGAGGGTCTAAAACATCTGGAGTTGACCTATAAGTATTTCCAACAAAGTAAGGAAATTCTGGTTCCTTTGTTATAGTATTGATACCAGCAAAATATGCATAAACACCATTTGGATATTCTGGAGTTTTACAATATCTTCCATTATGTTCATCTAAGTCAGTAGAATCTGTTGGCAAATACGAATAATCTTCAACAAAAAATCCTAAATTAAAAGGTAGATCTCCCCTATCTTCTATATTTGTTTTTATAGAATATCCTGTCTTTAGTATTTTTATTGCAGATGAATTATCAAGTGGATCACTATAACCAAATGGACCATAAATTGGATTTCCATCATATGCCCATCCTACAATTGGTGAGTGATTATTTGATATTTGACCATAACTAGATTCTCCAATGGCAGTAGAATAACCAACCGCTGTGAACTTAAGTTCGTTATCAGTTGGTAATAATGCAAAATTAGAATATCTTTCCTTATATGGTCTTGAGGTCTGAATATTGTTTATACTTAGTTTTTTAATAGAACTATTAAACACTGCATTTTTTCCTCTGGCTACTATATTAATTCTTGTATTGTCAAAAGTATAATTGGTTCCAGAATTTAAGATAACAACATCAATTATTTTTAGGAATGTAGATGAATTTTCGTTTCTATCAATCACTGCTCTTATACTCGCACCAGTTCCATCTCCAATAACAATTAAATCTGGAGTTGAATGATATTCGTCACCACCATCTTGAATGTTGACATTAATTAACTTACCATTTGAAATAATAGGAACTATTGATGGAGTTATATTTTTGCCTGGTCTTGATATTCCATTTTTAACTAGAATATTTGGTTTATTTTCATAGTTAATAATATCTGTTGATCCATAACCACTACCTTTTCTATACAAGGATGCATCTATGATTCGACCTTGTATGACAGGAGTTAAGTTTATCTTATCAGAAGTTGGTACAGAATAAATTGCATTTATAGTTAATTCAACATCTGGATATTTAAATAACTGATATCCTGTTCCAGTTGTTTTAAAATCAACATGATTTTTTCTAATAAAATTGGTATTATCAGTTCCAGCAACACCAGCATTTGCAACTCTAAAATTATCATTATCGATTTTGATAATATTATATTGATTTGTGGTAGATAGTCCTGATATATTTTGAGGTGAAGTTGTACCTAAACCTACAAATGGTGAATAAGAAACCAATTCACCATCTGAGAATCCATGATCTTTAAATGTAACTATCGATTTGTATGTAGATATTCCAAGAGAAGAATCGACAAATACTTTTCTACTTAGATAAGGTTTTCCTGATTTTATAACTCTAACACTAGATAGACTATTTTTAGCATCTTTTAACTTAAATTTATGTATTCCACTCTTTGCAATATCTGTAAATCCTATTGTATTAATACCTGAGGTGTAGTCTACTTCATTTCTATAAAGTCGAATAGTCGATAATCCAACTACCTCTGGCCAATATTGCTGTCCATCAATTAGATTTTCAAAATTAGATAGGTTACTTCCTTTAAAAGTTCCTATTCCTAACTGAGTATTCTTATTTTTATCATAAATTAAAACTTGACCACTTACCAAATTGTGAGGTTTTAAGAATGTAATTGTTTCTGAGAATGTATCAATACCTCCTCCAAAGGCACTGGTAACTCCACTAAACTCTAAAACTCTATTTCTTCTACGAAGAACTGGTTGAAGAACTGCTTCTCCACTATTTCCTCCAGTCAATTGAATTGAGATTACATCTTCTATATCAAAATTTTGTGGATCAACTTGTATCTCTTTTATATCTCCACTTAATACGGGACTAACTAATGCTTGTGTTGATGCAGCAGATACTGATCCAACTTCAATAACAGGTGGATTGATTATATCATAGTCTGTTCCAAACCCAATTACTGAAAAGTTTTCAATAGATCCATAAAAAATACTATCAGTTGATTTTCCATTCTCAATTTCAACACCATCAATCAACATTCCAACAGGTCCAGGAACTGTTTCTATATTTTTACCTAAATTTTCAGCAACGTTTACTGGATACTTTTTAAGTAATTTTTGAGGTGCTACAAATTTATCATATTGATTTGCAAGAGTAAATTTATGAAAAGTGCTGGTATTACTGGGAACACCAAATTCGATAAAATCATTAGCTTCAATAAAAGCTGGTGATTTAAATAGTTTAATTTTATTAAAACCTACTGTTCGAACAAAATACAGACCAGCAGTAAGTCCTACCAATGGTTCTGCTTCTGGTTCATAATATACTTGATCTCCTGTTATAAAAGGAATATCAGATACACTAAATGAAATCGTTGAGTATTTTTTATCTAAACTATTAAAGTCTTGAATTGTAGTATTCTCAATTACGTTTGGTATACTAACTGTTGAGGTTGTTTTACTAATTCCAGATGAAGGAAGAGAATTACTTGCTACATATAGATTTTTATCTGATTCATTATATACATTTTGAACATCTGCAGTAAGTGTATTATTTCCATATTTTAATATGTCAACAGAACTAGAAGTTTTTCTTATTACTCTTCTAATTGCATATTTTTTTGAAGAACTAAATTCAAACGATGGATTTATTGTTATCTTATTTTGTGTTATAACTAAACTTTCAATCACCGATTCTTGAACAACGGTTCCCAAAGAAAAAGGACTACTCTTCTTTTCTAAAATTTGAATTGAATCGCCAACTCTTAAACTTGCTTTATCTATCTTAGATTTTAATTGAATGAAACTTTGTGTTCCGCTAATTGAATCAATAATATCATAATTTGAAGATGTGTTATAAATCCATGAATTTGCAAATATTTCTTTTTGAGTTTTACTTGTATTTGGATTTTCAATTATTTCACCAATACTTTTAATCTGAATAGTTTCATTTTCTAATGATAATCTATTATTTTCGGATGATACAAAATCACTTAATACACCTGTAATTCTCAATTCAACTTTTTTTGTTAAATCTCCATCCTCATATCCAAAAATATTATCATCAGCAATGACATCATCACCCAAATTAATTTGATTTGAGATACCTGTACAACTTAAAAACTGATTAACAGTTTTGTCAGTATAAACAATATTTGTGTTTATACCTGAAATGATTGTTCCAGTCGTTCCAAAACCAACAGTTGAATCTACAGTTATAACTGAAGCACCAATTGAAACATCAGTTACAGCTTTTGTTTTTCCTGTTACATCAAAATTTCCAGTTATAAATTCTTCTTCATCAAATCCAACAAAAAGATCTAAAATAAAATAATCCTTGATTGTGGATATTCCAGAAATACCTGTTAATATTTCAACTTCGGATACAGATGCAGTAGAGGTTGTATCTGTTGACCTACTAATAGTTTGACCTTTTAAGTTTAAAGGTTCTCCTTTCAATCTTTCTGCAACTATTCTTTTTCTTCTTACATATTTTGCAGAAGATGGTTTTATTAAATATTCTTCTAAATCAATTATTTTTGGATCTACATCATACAGAGCATTAAATAAGATTCGGAAAGATTCTTCTGTTCCTTTTGATTCATAAAATGTTCTAGCTTCCTTTATAAAATTATTTACATCCAAATTTGAAACAAAATCTGTATTTTCTAAACCAGGTGTAAAGGTATTTTTTATCTTTTTATAAAACTCTTGTAAAAATAATGAACTTAAATTATCTACATTTACACCCTTTGGATGTTCTTGTGCTGTTGACGTAGAAAATACTAATTCTGATGGGTTGTTAATATCTCTATAAGTTGTAATTCCACTGAATCCACGTTTACATCCTGTAAAGGTATTTGTGGTGATACCAGTGTATGTGATGATTTCACTGCCAATTTTTAACAATCCATATTGTTTTGGAAATCCTTTTGTATTTGGTGAAATATTAATTACCGAATCTGCCGATGAAATTGATGCATCAAGAGTAACTGAACCCTTTAGTGTTTCGGGTGTTAAGTTATCTAACTTTAAATATTGATCTAAATTATCTGTTAGGTCAATCGGACCTCCAGTATATTCCTGAGAGATATAATATTGCTTTAAAAAATCAACTGCTTTTGGACTTTCTGATAGAACAAACTCAGGGAGTTGATTTTCAATTATCTGTTGAACTTTTATTCTTGTATCAATACCAGTGCTTATCATACTATCCTCGTATTAAGTCTCCGTTTGTATAACTTGATGTAACTTTGTAACCAACACCAGATATTTGATCTCCTGATGAAATGGTGTCTTTAACCATATTTATTGAACTACTTTCAATGTTAAATTTCAAGTATAAATCTTCAAGACCTATAACATCATTGGATTCTGGGAACGCTTGTATCTCAATTATATTATTTGGTTTATCAGTTGAAGTAATATTAATTGTGGTTAAATTTATTTCCCCTTTGATGTAATCAACTGTTCCTGCGTTTTCCACAATAATTATTTTTTGACCATCAACAATATCTCTCTTGACGATTGATACTATTCCAGTTTGTTTATCAGTATTTGGGGTATCCGTTAAGAATACTGTTTCTGATACTCCTGAAATTTTAAATCCAGTGCTCTTAATATTTAATCCCTCACTTTTGACATTAAATTGATTACCAAAACAAATCTCATATTGTGCAAATTGATTCAAAAGGGCATTTAAGTTTCTTCTGATTCGAATTCTTGTAATATTTGATGTTATTGAATCCTCAATATTATCAATTACACTTAAAACTTTACTATACTTAAATCTACCACCAAATTTATTTACATCAGTTGATTTAGAATAGGTAGTTAGACCGTTAATTACTCTTGTTTTTAATTCATTGATAGATTTAACTTTTGATGAGTCATAATAGATAAATGATTCTAATTCAATATGAAGAACTTTCAAGTCAACGAGTTTTTGAGTAATTCCTGTAAGAGTATAATTTTTTAAATCTGATAATATTTGAGTCTTATCAAAATCTGATACAAAGTCACCATTTTTTGGTTTGATTGTAATAAAAACAGTTCCGAATTGTGGTGGATCAATTTCTTCACCTCCAACTACAGAAACACTTTCAGTATTTGGATAAATTTGTTGAATGATTGCCTCATAATCCCTTGCTGTAACCGCCCTGTACTGTGACGAGTAAAGTCGAGGGGCAAAATACTTAATCGAGTCCACAGACTCTATATCACCGCCATTAGAGGCAGCAGAGACCACAGATATGGTAGGTGTGTTTGTTAATGCTGATGCTGACCCTGAATCATTTTCAATATTTCCAGCAAATGAGAAGAATGCAGGACCATTTCCTTCTCTTCCATCTGTTATAAGATAAGTTACGTTAATTGTTTTTCCATTTTCAATCTTTCGACCAAAGATACCATCTCCAAATAAAAGTTCATACTTTTCATCTTGAACTTCCTGAATTAAGAAAGTTGTTGAGTTTGAATCAATATTTAAAATGTTATCAACTTGAGTAAACAGAGTTCCTTTATCTACACCACTTGGGTCATCCTTTACATATACAACAATTGTTGATGTATCAATTGAAGGATTGTCTAAAATGAATCTTTGATCCAATGATCCATCAACTGTAAAAGTTTTACGAATCAAAGTTCCTTGAAAAACTTCAATTGAATTGAAAGATGCTGTGTATCCAGTTCGACTACCCCCTGAATCAAATTCAGGTATAACAGTGGTCGTTATATCTTCTGGAATTGAGAAAGTATATGTAATATCATTACTGCTACCAATACAAACTAGACCTGCCCTCAAGGTCACTGTAGACACCTCTGTGGTATCGTTTGAGTCTATATCAAAAGATATAGTTGCCTTTGCTGCACTCTTAGATCTTGGAACATATCCAATGTTTCGAGCAAGTGAAACAACGTTTTCTCGAACTGTTGCAGAGTCAAGGAAGGACTCATTTACAACCATGTTTGAGTTAAACGCAGTGATGTAAGTATTATATGCAAGAGTATCAATTAAGACTGAAAAATTAGACCCCTCAAAGTCAAAATCAGTAAAATCTGAGTTCGCTCGAAGATAATCCTTTATTGAGGTCTTTATCTGATCAAAATCTAAGTTTGTAAATTTAGTAAATGGCATATTATCTTGTGGCTTCTAATATGAACTGGAATGCTTGTGGAGGAAACTGTTGTCCAACAATGTCAAAGAAGATATTTACCTCAAATTCGTTGTCATCTGGTCGAGGAATTACTTCAATATCCAAATTATCGATTCGAGGTTCAAAGTTTTCAATAGTTGTAACAATTTGTCTCTCGATTACTGATGCAGTACCAAAGTCACAGAAGTCAAATAGACTAGAACGAATGTCTGTACCTAAATTTGGGTTAAAAAACCTCTCTCTAGGAATAGTTTCCACTAAATTTCTTACAGATCTCTTAATTGCATTCGCATTTTTGAGAATTGTAAGGTCTTTTGTGACTGGATGGGGTTTAAATGATAAATTAATATCCTTAAATGACCTAGATATCCTAGTTTTCATTCAATTTAGTAAACAGTTTGCTAGATTTATTTATACTCGTAGCGATAATTCTTTATTTATACTTCAAACCATAAAAAAATCGCCTTGTTTGGCGATTTTTAATTTATTTAACCGAGTTCTGGTTCAATATTAACCTCAACTTCATGATTTTTTCGTTCTTTTGCCGTTTTCCAGAAATAATTCTCTTCAGATCCGAGTCCATCGCGGTCATGACCATTCTCAACTTGGTAATAAACAGTCGAAACCTTAAAATCAGGCACTTTTGGTATCTCAGGAGTGATACTGTTATCATAAATTCTCATTCTGTTGTTCGGATAGAGGCAAAATTGACCATTATCGAGTTCAAGAAGGTTATGAGACTTATGTTCAGCAGGTTGTTCACTTGTTGAGTAGTCAATTGAGTCAACACTTTCATGATAATTGTCCAAAGTACAGATATAAGTACCAGTTTGGTTACCATAATCTCTTGTCATGACCTCATAATGCATACTTCCAATGAATTGTTTCTGTACTGCAACGACTCCATAGTCCATACAGTTCCAAAATTGAAGATTATGAAGTGTCATATCAGGTTTTGGCAACTCTGGGTCAGTTGTAAATGCCGAAATTGGCAATTTATCGAACATTGCAGCATATTCTGGAAGATAAGTCTCAAAATAAAACGCACGACCAGGTATACTTTTGGCAGAAACCCATACACCTTTGACAAATTCACCGTGACCACT